CCGGCTGATGTAGACTCTGCAGCAGCTTTCTTATCTTGCTGTGGTTGTGGCTGAGTCGTTGGCTGTACGGTGCCATCACCTTTGGCCAGCTTGTGCCAGCCGTCTGCATCAAGATAAAACTCAGAGCGGTCCATCGTATTGCCGGTGAACTGCCAGCCAGTCAGATTGGACCAAGGGGCAAACTTATACGAACTCAGGAATGCTGGCACTGCCCAACTATTAGCATACGTAGGGTAACCAGCCCCCCACAAACCACAAGAGTTGGAGCAGTTGGCTACTTGCCAAACAGCACTGAACTGTACATAAATAATTGGATAGACGCCGGTCTGGCTATGTACGTAGTCAACAAACGTCCGACACCAGTTAGTGTTGCCCCAGCTGGCATTCTGGCCCGACTCCCAGTCCAAACCAAGAATTGCTTCGCCAATATAATTTTTAACGTTGGAAAGGAAATACTTAGCCTCTTCAACCGGGTCGCCACCACCGGCATAGTGATATACGCCTAGCAGTTTGCCTGCGTTTTTAGCTGCTTGGTAATCTGTGTCACAGAATGGATTGACATAGCCAGTACCTTGCGTAGCCTTTACAATGACACCTTGTGCGTTTGGATCTGTCGCATAGCTTCGTGGCGAGCCAGAGTATACATCTACTACTTTAATTGCCATAATATCACCCCTTATTTGCTAAGCACCGGTTGCGTATCATTTATGTTGTCAATGCTCTTTTGGTTCTTACTGCCTAGTCCGGATTTTTGATAAGCAGATTGCACAACGGCTTCCGCATCTTCTGGAGCGATATGATGGCCGGATTGAGTCAGTGACGTCTGCACCATGTCGACAGCCTTAGCGTACTTATCGGCACCACTCATGTTGCGACTAGCCATCGTGTTGACGGCCGCTTCTGCTACCTGCTCGGCCAGTGCCCACAGTTGGCGCGTCTGTTCCGTCTTTGCCGTCTTAGCCTTATTGGTTAGCAATGGCTTTGCGTAGCCCCAGAGAAAAGCAATCAGTGCCGCCAGAGCTCCCGATTGAATCAACCATTCGATAATATCGTTTGCTGCTTTCATTTTTTGTCCCCCTTGTTGACGATTACATGCTCTTCAATCCGTGCCAACTGAATATCATGCTTGTCAGTCGTTGCCTCCAACTTAGTGAGCCGCCGATTTGTTGACTCACGGTCAGCTTTGAGACTGTCCAGAGCCATATTAACCTTGATCATAGTTTGATTTAACTGAGCGATTGAGTCGCCAAGCCGGTCAAATTCAGCCTTGTTGGAGTCGTGAGCCGTGTGTGTGATCGACGTCTTAACATATGTCATAACAACTCCAATCAGTGTTACGATGCTGACCAGCTCGCCCCAATCAAAGCCAAATGGTCTATGCATATCCATGTCTCGCCTCACTTTCCTAATTCCGTTTAAAGCCGCCCCATAAGGTACTGTTAGCTTTCTTTGGCGACTTATTTTAGCTAGCTAGGCTTGTTGGCTGTCAGCCGTGTTGGCAGATTCACTGGCACCGGCAGACGTAGACGTGCTTGCGTCCACGTAATCTTGTCCGGTGATTTCCTTGAATTGTTCAGCAGTCAGCCAACCGACAAAAACCGCGTCCTTGCATTGTTGGATAGTGAACAGGCCCATTGGGTAATACATTTTGAAAATAGAATACATAGTTTTTACCTCGCTTTTAGTTGTTTTTCTTTGTGTTTGCCAAAAGTGCGCCGGTTAGGCTAGCAATCTGTGCGCCTTGTTGCTTGACCGTCATTTGAGTTTGCAACAGCTGAGCAGTAAGTGCGCTGATTGTTTGATCAGAGTTGTTCGGCTCTTCCTTGACTTCTTCATGCGGAACTTCTGGCAAACTCTTACGCCAAGTTTCTTCATCTACACCGGTCCAAGCCGAACCGTTCCATGTAGGGTTAAGCAACGGCTTACCTTCGTTGTCAAATGGTGCGACAGTAGTTGCGTTTGCTGGAACTTGTGCGTCATCTTCGATGATGTCAAAATAGCTAAATGCGTTCTTGTTAGTCGGTTCAAAAAAATAAATCTTTTTTGCCATCAAAAATCACCTCCAATTATTGGAACAACAGAAACATGCCGACAAATCCAATCCCAGTATGTTCACCAATTGCGGTGCCACGTGTAGCAACTGACAACTGACCATTAGTATCTAACGTCCAGTTAACAATTGCTCCGTTATCTTCGGTTTTTTGTTCCGGGATTGCTTTGATTTTCGTAGCTCCGTTAAGGAATGATTTAGGCAACGCAACATTTTTATACGACTTCCATTTTTCGTTACCTGTGAAATCGTTAATCCATAAATTGACAAACAGCAGCGAAACGTTATCGAAATCTAATCGCCAGCAGAAGTTGACATTTTTCTCGTTCGTGCCATTGACGTTAGTCATATCAGAACCAGAAAGATACGTTGTTTTGAACGTATTTTTGAGCGTTTCAAAGTTGGCTTGGATAGCTTCAGGCCCTTTATCCATGTTGCTAAAAATCTTAGTAAGGTCCATTTTTTCACCTCTTAATTCTTATAATAAATAGCCTTGACGCCGTTAAACACGCCAAAGCTACCATCATCTAATTTTTGCATTAGTTGGTTGTCTGAAAAGTTGCTGAATTTACTCGTGATTTCTAACGTGCTAATGCCGTTAGATACACTGACAACTTTAACCGGCAACGTTTGTCGATTGCCACCGCCAAAGAAACCGCTAGGCTCAGTGCCGATTGGTACGATACCAAGTGGATACTCCAGATAGGTTACATTGGCGGTTGAACCAACTGTTAATGTCGTAGGAACACGAATGCGAATGCCTCGTGTCAGTACGCTGATACTTTTTGATTCGCTTTCTCGCAAGCCGTTATAGGCTGTTACGCTTAACGTGTATGCCGTGTTAGGCGATAACCCCGTTACCGTGTAGCTCTTACTGCTTGTAGTTGCGATTAAAGCAGTGCCGTTGCGTACTCGATACTGCATGACATCACCTGCTTTTTAAGTCCAACTCAAACCAACGCTGTTAGTGGTTACGTTGCTTGACGTAAGGTTAGATACGTTGACCAGTGCTTCATAGACCGTGATTGTTACCACGTTTGAAGTCTTAGTGCCAACAGTTGCTTTGATCGTGGTAGTACCAGGCGCAATTGCCTTGACATTTCCAGATTGATCAACCGTTGCAACCGTTGGCGTTGTACTGCTCAACGTGTAGTTTCCGTCCGTTTCGTTAGCTGGCGTTACCGTTACGCTGACCTTAGCCGTACCGCCAACTTCAAGTGCAGTCTTGTCAATTGCAATCGTAATAGATTGTACTGGGATTTCGCTAGTCGTTACCGTTACGATGTTCGACTTGGCACTTTCCCGCAGACCGTTGTAGCTACTTACAGCAAAACGATAGGTCGTTTTTGCTTTCAATCCCGTAACCGTGTAGGTTTTCTTGTCAGTAACTTCCGCAATCTTCGTTAGCTCTCCGCTAGCGCCTAAGCCTTGATAGATATAATACTTCAAATTAATTCTCCTCCTTTTTTAGTTGCGCCATTCTAGCCGTTGCGTATGCTCATCGATGTAGATAGCTCGCAGATCAGTAGGGCTCGTTGGCTTGCTGAAATAGCCTGAACCGCCTGCAAGGGCGCTCTTGCCTTTGCCTTCTCCAGTCAGTGCCAGTTGTGCGTTAACATTGCCCAGACTGACTTTAATTGTCTTGTAGCCATCGCGAACATACCATGCACCGGCGCTCGATTCAAAGTTCGGCGCGTCATCTAGGTAGAAATTACGCGGTAACCGAACCTTAATCGTGTTAGCGTCTGGATACATAGCCATGCAAGGGACTAGCTTTGTGTTAGTCTGACCAAACCCGCTTGGGCCACTCCCTAGCCCGTTAGGTTCAGTACCAATTGCATATTCGTAATACATGACTTTTGGCTCTGGATAATCAGCTTGATTGTGTACGATTGTGATTTCGTAACCATAAAGCAAATCTTCCAGACTATCAGCCGTAACCATGCTTGCGTTACGCTCAGCAACCATGCCGTTAGCTAACTCAATGGTGTTAGTACCGTCTGGTGTTTCGTCCTTGTGCTTAACGCGGATTTGCCAAACAGCGCCATGCCCATCATCGTAGTTGTCCCAACCTTTCGTGATTGCAAGGTCGTTCGCAGCTAACGCAGCATAGCTTTGCATGGTCGGAACATCGCTGAACTGCCATGCTCGATCGTGGAACTGAGCTTGTTTCAGTGTTTCTTGAATTTGTTGCGTCATGAGCAGCAGTGAGTTATACCGTGCAAACAAACCGTCCTTAGGGTCGTTCACTGCTGCCATTGCGTCGCTTAATGACTGTTTGTACTTGGTCAGCCAATCGTTAAATTCCTTGCTGTACGTTTCGCCGGCGTCATCAAGTTTGTCCTTAATCGCGTTGCCTTTGTCGGTTACTTGCTCAAGAATTCGTTCAAACTCTCCGATATAATCACGGCCAGCGTTGCCAACGTGAGCGAAAAACTGATCGTCGATAACATCAAAATCCATGTCAACGGTTGATACCGTCTGACCATCTCGGCCAATGAACCGAACAAAGAACTGTTGCCAGTGTCCAGGCACGTTGAACGTGCGCTCGTCAAAGTGCAGCGTTACCCGCCCCAGTGCGATTTGGTCGTTGCGATCATTCGCTTCTACTGGATAGATATGCTTATGCACATAGCCTTGACTGTCAACACCGCCATATTCGTATTTCCAGCCCCGCATATCAACGGGAAGACTGTTGCTAGTGATATACACCGGCAAATAGTCGTCAGTATCGCCTACACGGCCTTTGAAATATCCGCTAATATCTAAGATTTGGTCTTGATAGCGCGTTAGATCAAGCGTTAGCCGTGCTTTTTCTCGTAATGCCATTTATTCACCTTCTTTCATCGTTCATTTAAAGTGTCTTCATCAAGCCCGTACGAATCCAGGAAACCGTCTACTTTGTCCTGCTTTGCAGCTAACAGTTCAAAGCCTTTTGCAATAGCTTCCCGAACATCTTTCCCATACTGGGCTTTGCGTATCGTTTCCGCAATGCTCTTCATCTCATCGGTTGTTGCCATTAGTTAGCTCCCTTCAACTTATCAACTTCGGCTTTCAACGCGTTAAAGTCCGCCTGTGATACATAGCCCGCCGGTATCTTATCGTTAATGATTGTTTGCAGTTGACGCATGTCAAACTTAAGCTGCGTTACGTCTTCACTACTTGTCACGTTCTGAATAATCGTAGTTGTGCTTGACGTGTTAGATTGACCGCTCGCTTGAACCTCAGCTACACGGCTAACGATAACCTTAACCCGCTCAAAGTCTTGCGCTTGACGGCTCGTTTCTAACTGATAATCGGTCAGCCCTAACGACTTATCGCCGATAGTCAACGTTGACTTGTGCGGTTGCAAGAGGTCAACTTCTTTTTGCACCACTCGCAGCAACTGTGATTGCGCTACATACGGGTTGATGAACATATACCGGTCGGCAACTTTGAAATGATCAAAGTTAGGCAAATTCAACTCAACCGCGCTGACTTCCCAGCTCTCTGGCACTCGCTGTGCGTCAATCCATGCTTTTGCTTGGTTCATTAAATCGTTAGCGTCGGTTACTTCGTTAAACTCAATCGTTCCGTTGATAATGCCGAATTCTTTTTGCAAGTCTGGTATATCAATGTAATCTCGCCCTTCGTTGACGCTAGTAATCGTTAGCTTTGGCCTAGCAGCGTTTGAGTTGCTGACCTCATCTTTCTTGCTCTCGTCTTTTGACTGTGAGCCATCACCGCCGTTTTTGATCAGCGCTTGCGGGTCTAACCACGTGCCATCGTTTGTGAACGACTTCTTGACGGCATCGTAGAAATCAGCTTTAGTAACGCCAACGTGCAAGTGATCAGTATTTCGCCAACCGATAATATCGCCGGTTTTGACCTTATCACCGATGTTGACACGAATTTGACCGGCACTACTAAACGCCTCTTGATAGACAATGTTAAAACCGTCAGTGCTGTGCGTTACAACGTAGTTGCCAAGCCCGCCCATGTAGCCCTTGAAAACAACCGTGCCACCATGAATGGCATGAACTTCACTGCCTGGGTGATCAACCGAACCGAAATCTAATCCATCATGAAATGAATTAGGTCTAAAGCCACCATCATAGCCAAATTTTTGGGCTTGGCTAAAACTGCCTTCGCCAACGCTAGGAAACGGCCAGCCCCAACCGTTAGTGAGCGTTTCGGTCGTGGTATCACTGACTGGGCCATTAACCCGCCGTGTACCAGTTGGGCCCCAACCGCCGGCATGTGAAATGTCAGCAAGCCAGTTTGAATCGTTGAACAGCGCCAACAATTGGTGAAAGCCTTTGTGAATGTCTTCATAGCCTTGTACCTTCCACTTATCGAATGTTGGCTGAATATACTGTAACAGCCCTGTTGACGGGTGCCCTGCCTGTGCGTTGCTATCCCAGTTGTTAGTTACCGTTTCGCTACCACCAGATTCCTGATTGATACGCCTTAGAACAGCGTTCAACCCGTTCTGGTCAAGGTTGACGTTCATCATCTTCGCAGCATGCTTAATGGCTTCTGTCCAATCGCCATTAATAGCAGTCGTTGCCCCACCGCCAGTCGTTGTTGTTGAGTTTTCGCCGTCAACCTCGACTTTTTGGGGCTCTAACTGTTTGCCCAACGGGACGAGCCTAGTTATAACCTTTGTGGGGTCAATCGTAAGGCTAGCCGATTGCATGTTAACTGCTAACTGAATAGGCGTGTCGTTCTTGTGGTCATTGCCAATATCAGTTACATAATCAAGCATGTTTGGGCCGTCCGGTTTGTACTCTGTTACCAGATAACCGCCCAGCTCGTTAATCAGCTTGTCTTTGATTGCGTCCCGTGTTTTGGGATAATCGATTTGCCGATAAGCGTCATCTTTGTTGTTGGTAACGTTGCAGTTACGCAGCTTGAACTGCTTATACTGTGGCACTTGGCTATTGTGGACATCAATCAATGATTGAAGAAATTCTTTCGGCGTTAGTCCAACTGCTTCATAGAAGCGCTGAATGCTATCTAGCAGATACGCTTCAATGTCTTCGAACGTATACGTTCTGATGAAGCGCCCGCTTGATTGCATTTCTTTCTTTGGCTTGATTGCTCGGCCACGAAACAATAGTTTATCGTCATCATAGACTTCAACATGCGTATGCATTGGCCTAACATTGTCAAACAGCAAACTATCTCGGTTAACCGTTAACTCCAGATCATCAATATCGGTTTCTTTGATTGTCAACTTGCCTTCACTGACCGTGCGATTCACTCGTTGATCAAGCACGATAAAGCCGTTCTTGTCGGTTGGTTCGTTATATCCGATAATGCGATACATTAAACCATCTCCTCACGTTTGAAAACAAACTCAATCGTGCCGTTGCCAGACAAGTTAATTTTGTTGTCGCCAATATCAAGAACCACTTGCGTTTGCTTGTAGTTGCTATCGTTAAGCGATACTTCGCCGAAATTTCCTTTTGCTTTGATGTTCCCTGTTACCACGAATGACGATAGAACCGGCCGTGAGCCAATGTTTTTAACATTGACGTCCTGACTACCATTGACGCTGAACTTGACTTGTTGCCATATCCAGTGCGGGAAGAAAACATCGTCCCAGTAGTCAGCGCCTTCGTTGTGGTTCGTGTAAGCATAGGGATATGCAGTGAACACGATTGACGCTTCTAGCGTTTCGTTGTCGCTGCTATCATCAACTTCAACGCTCTTGCACTTGGCCCACCAGTAGTAAACCGGTTCGTGAGTATCAACCAACTTGCCCCAGTTGTGGGGCATTAGTTGCCGTTTCAGCTCTTGTTCAAAGCCTTTGCGGTTGTGATACTCTTCGCCGACATATAACAGCTTGTAGGTGATTTCTCGGTTGTTGAAAAACCGTTCGTTATCGATCATCGAAAAATCATAGCTACCTTGTTTGTATGGCACGCTTTCAGTGATTTCTTGCTCTTCTGGTGTTGGTGCCGTTCGTTCGGTTAACCACCAACCAGATTTGACACTATCGAAATCGGCGAAAGCGAAACCTTCGACATTTGGCAACGTGTCAACGTCAACTTCGGTTGGCGGTAAATCTCTGAATATAAATTCCATTAACTCCACCTATCCTTTAATGCCGTTCGTTGTCCTAATCGTTGATCGTAACTGCCAGCCGTTGCACCGACAAGCACGCCAGAATCAAGAATCATCGTTGTATCTTTACCTGCAATTTGGCGCAAAAGCGCGTTGTTTCGCATTTGCAAAGTGCTGTCTTGCATAGTCAGCGAACCGGCGAACCGTGATTGTACATCGCTCGCCATGCCGTTTAGACGGTTAGCAAAACCAGATACATCAGGTTGCATTGCGTCAGTGATTTGCTTGTTCATCGCCAGAACAGACTTTTGAACATCACTAAAGCCATCAACTAACCCGTTGCCCAGACCGTTCATAATGGCATGACCGGCGGGAATCAGCAAACGCCGGTCAACGCTGATAGGCCCTTTGTGGGCTTTAATCCACTTGCCAATGCCACCGACAAACGACTTGACACTTTCCCAAGCTCGTTTAAGACCGCCAAGCAGACTGTTCATGATAGCTTCACCTTCATCACTAAGACTGAAATGCATAACGCCTTTGATAAAGCCAACACCGGCGTTGAAGATACCCTTAATCACTCCCCAACCGGCTTTAGCAACTCCAGAAACGGCTGTCCAGATACCGCTAAAGATTTCTTTGATACCGTTCCATGCTTGCGTCCAATCACCAGTGATAATGCCGATGAAGACATCGAACACGCCTTTGAGCACTTGCCAACCGCCTTGGAACACCGCAACAACGCCGTCCCAGATTGACTGAGCGATTTGAACTAACCCGGAAAGTGAGCCGGCAAAACCAGATACAATTGCGCCGATTAGATACATGATTGCTGACAGTGCAGCTTGGATAATACCGATAGCAGCTTGAATCAATGGCATAAGCGTTGTGATGATTGTCATGACTCCAGTAATCAAGCCAGCAATTGCATATACAACCGCGACAATTGCCCCAACAAGCACTACGCCAACAGCTTCGGCAATCATCTGAATAATCGGCATAAATGCTTGAAACGCTTGCCATAAGGCGCTGAATACCGGCTGTAACATTTGCCAAGCGACTTGGAATGCTTGAACAAGATTGTTCCAAGCGTCAACAATCTTATCGATTGCGGGCTTAATGATTGGATAAAACGCGTTCCAGGCGTTCGTTGCAACATCGCAGAACGATTTCCACGCCTTTTTGCCCGCCTCTGTCTGAGTTAAGAAATAACCAAGTGCAGCAACTACGGCAACAATTCCCGCAATTATTAGGACCGCTGGGTTAAGACTGACAGCAGCATTAAAAGCCATTTCGGCAAGTGCAGCAAGCTTTAAAGCTAACCCGACCGCCGTTAGTATGCCGACAAATGCCATTAGCGCAATCCCTAAACCAGTTATGATTTGGATTGCCGGACCGCCGTTATCAATAGCGTTAACGATTCCAGAAATAGCCTTGATTCCAACGCCACTCAAAGCGTCGAAAGCTGGTTGCAATTTCGTTGTTATAGTTTCGATCAGCCCGTCCATTGCCTGGCCTACAGTTTTGTACTCGGTAGACATTTTGGTGAATGCCTTGTTAGTACCAACTTTGGAAATCGCGTTGAAAAAGTCCTCAGTTTTAACTTTGCCATTTTGAACATCAGAAACTAACTGTGATGTTGATAATCCCATGCTTTTTGCAACCGCAGCAATACCGGCTGGCGTTTGTTCAAGCATAAGCTTAAAGTCTTCCCATTGAACCGTTGGCTTTGACGCCATTTGTGTTGCTTGTTGCGATAGGGTTTTCAGCAGCAGACGCAAGCCCACCGAAACCTTTAACAAGCTTGGTAGTGTTTTTGATACCAACTGCTGCTAATTGGCTATACGTCGTTGCCATATCAGACGCAGAATAAATCGTTTGTTGCGCATATTTGGTCAACTCAGATCTGACTTTGCCTATTTGGCTTTGTGATTTGCCAATATATGACATGTTGCCTTCGAAAGTTTCCCAAGTTGCACTTGATTCGTTCAGCCCGCTAATAACTTCGCCAAGACTGTTTTTGATCAGTCCCAAAGCTCCAGCGGTTACCGCAGCACTTGCGCCAAAAACAGCTCCATTCGCAGCAAACTTGCTTGCCGACTGATTGCTTTCGCCAACGACTTTGCTAAGGCTATCAACAGCCGCTTCCATCGTTTTGGTGAAATTTTGATCGACAGCGGAAAGAATCGCCTCGATACTCATTTCTTGTGCCATTCTAACCGCCACCTTTCCATGCTTGCATATCAATCAGACCGCGCTTTTTAAGCTCTCTGAATTCCTTGTACCGCCGTTGAAACAGTTTCGTGGTATTTTCCTTGTCATTGTCGTTAGAACGTCCATACTGGGCGTTAATCGCCGATAATGACTTGGTTATGCCAACATCTTTAAGAAACTTTTGAACAGACGCGTATTTCCACTTTGGATTTTTCCCACCAGTAGTCGCCTGAACGGCATAGTTGTACCACGCTTGATATGCCTGATCTTCACGTTTGCGAATCGCTCGCAGTTCGTACGCCTCAAGCTGTAGTTGATACTCAGCTAACGTGATACGCTCTGCCTGTTTTAAATCGGTAAAGCCTAGATATGCCAGGCAGTTGACCAAGATCATACGATATGTTTCTTCGCTTGTCTGGTCGTTCTCTTGACTATCTAGGCTTTCAGATTTTTTGTCGCAGTCCGCGCAGCGTTGCTCGATTTCAGCTCCTTAGTGACGTCATCGAACAACTTATCAATGTTCGTTTTCTTATCATCAAGGTAAGCGTCAATATCGCTTTGCGATGGCCGTTCCCTATTGTCCCACGCAGCACAGTAAAGCAGATCTGCCAGTACGGCAACATCATAGCTTCGTAGTGCGGGAACAGCTTTAGTTAGTGCCATACCGAAATTTTGTTCAACGCCTTTAATATCAAGCGTCATGCCGATTTTTCGATCAAGCTCACGAATAAAGCGAACGCCAAAATTAAGGTTGACATCTTTGTTGTTAACTTTGATTTGCATTAAAAGCCCTCCTAGTTGTCGCTAACGCCTTGCCCAGCGTCAGTTTCCTTGTTCCAAGCCTTACCAGCGCCATCAGTACCATCATTCTTTGGCGTACCTTCAATTGCGCCAACGCCACGGAAGATGTAAGCCAATTCGGCTTCTTGGTCTTCACTCAGCGTTACCCAACCACGAACTGGACCATAGTCAACCGTGATAGTCGTTTCACGGCTTGAAACATCATCTGGATCGTTATCGTTGCTGTCTTCAGTAACCTTGCCCCGCAGATACAGTGCATAGTATTGACCGTCTGCATTCTTACGTTGCCGGTTAACCGCCCAGAATTCCATTTCTTCGTTATCGAAAATAGAATCAAGCAGCTGGTCGGCAATCTTGGACCAGTTGTTTACAAATTCAAACTTGAAATCAGTTTCCAAGCTCGACGTGGTAGTTACCGTCCCAGACTTAGTTTTCTTTTTATCAGAGTCGCGTTGTGGGTCAATGCTCAAACTCGTTTGATACGGGATAAGCTGACCGGCTACTTTAGCAGCCTCCGCTAATTTGCGGGCATAGACAACGACGTTAACACCCTGAATTTTTTCTAAATTAGCATTTGCCATTCTCTCACTCCTAACCCAATTCGAACACAAGCGACACAATGCCGTGCATTAACACGGTATCGGGCACGCTCGTATCAGTGATTATTTGATTGCTGTTAAGCGACGGCCGGCCCACGAACCGGAAATTTTCGGAAAGTAAAACGCCCTGTCCAATAGCAGACAAGGCGTTCATCATTTTTGCCACGTTGTAGCGATTCTCTCCAGTGTCCCACACGTTAAGCGTGATATCGATTCTAGCCCCGTAGGCGTCTTTGTACGGGCTAATGATGGAATTTACATCACTAACGTTAACGAACGGGTATGGGGCATTCTCACTCTCTAACGGCAAATGATCATACACGGTATAGCCTAGCTCTTGTGCTTTAGAAAATACCGCGTCGAATAGTTCCTGTTCAGGTATCATGCCTTCGCTCCCTTCCTTACTTCATCATTTTCTTTAGATCGTTAACAAACTGAACACTCTGGTACGCAAATGCCGGTTTAAGTGTAGGCCGTGCCGACATGAATCGAGAACCGAATTCCAAGTAAGGGAAATACTCAGTGTGTGGTGCAACAGTAGCAGTCATGCCGGATTGACTCAGTTCATTAGTAATACTTCGAGCCGTTGTCCCCTTCGAATATCCGGCTGTATATGCCGCTTCCATATTGGCAACAGTTTTATCTTTCAACTGCGCCGCATTGTTTTTTACAATTGGCCGTACCTTTGAGGCCAGCAACTGTGGGCGTTTGCTCAGCTTAGCCCGGAGCTCTTTAGCTCCTTGAAGTTTAATCTGCATTATCCTTCCCCCACAATCAAAGAAACGCCCTTCAACGGACGCCTTTCAGTATTCAGTCGGTACTTTACCGGACCATCATCAATGGTTAAGTAAGACCAACTGACCGTTACTGGTTCGCTAAAACGAATGGTCTTAGCACGCTGGTCATACTTGCCGAACAGCTCAACAGACCGATTAGTACCAACATCAGTCACATTTCCATACCGTGTGGCCACCAATTCTGTGCCACCCTCATATTTTGAAGTATGTGGGTTATAGCGGCGCTTAGACTCAGAATAGAAACTAATCTTGCTGTCCATTCGCATTGGTATCACCCCGATATGGATTAATGAACTGAACTTTGCCTAAGGTTTGCACGTCTTTTCGATTACGCCGCTTCCAAAGGTTGATATCGTCCAAGAAGTCATCAAAATCAGAAGCCTTGAAAGTAATTGACTCTCCTTCCTGACTGTAAGCAGTCATTCCTTCATTCCTGATCCGGTTAAATCGCCGGACACTGACTTCTAATTCGATATAGTCCAGCTCTGGAGGTACCGTCTTGCTTTCCAGCTTAAAGCACAGTGCGTGGTCTGTGTTCGTAATGATCAGGTTGAGCAAGGCATCCTGGTCATTATCTTTTAGGCCAAGCATTGTCTTCAAATTCTTCAGTACATCTGTTGTCTCGACTTGCTCACCCACGATTCATCACCTACTTACCAGTAGACTTGCTACCAATCGTTGAAAGTACGATACCGTCCAAGCGTTCCGTAGTTAAGACGTTGGCCATCGTTACAACAGTTTCGTATGACAGGTTGTTGTTAACTGCATCGTGAGTTACACCAATCAAACCAGTTTCATCAGAAGTCATGTTGAACAACTGACCTACTGAAGAAATTGGAGCGTAATAGTAGTTGATGTTGTCAGCTACAGTAGTAGCAATCGTCCCTTGTGGAATAGCTGCGCTCAGAATAATGGTGTTGAAACCAAGAAAGTTCTGGATGTACTGCAGGCCAAAAGCAGATTGTACACTGATTGTTTGATTACCTAACCAGCCGTAAAGGTCCAGCGGGTTGGCAAAGGCGACAGTTTGAGTGTCGTAGTCTTCCCACTTTACCGACAATTGACCGAGAGCGGCAGCCATTGCCTTTTGGAAGTCATCACCAGAGGCAGTAGTCTTATTGGCGTCAGACTTGGTAATGTAATCGAACAGGTCCTTCTTAACGTCCTTTTGAACTTCACGAAGTAATTTGTTGTCAGTATCAACGATGGCTGGAGTAACACCACCAGCAGCTTGAATTGCTTCGATAGTAGTTACTTTACGATACTTCTTAAAGCCTAACGTCAATGTGTTAGCCAGCTTACGAGTAACCTTACTCAACGGAATAATTTCCCCTTCAGCAACATTGCCATCAACCTTAGTTACTTCTGACTTGTAAATCTTAATCTGTGAACCAGTAGTCATTGGTTGCAAACGAACAACCCCCAATGCACTCAGCAAAGTTTGAATTCCTTCAGAGAATTGATCTACGAAGTCAACAGACTGTGCAACCAAATCTGCAGTTGTCGTTAAATTAGTTTCAGCCATTTAAAAGTCCTCCTATTCATAAATCGACATATTATCTTTAATAGCTTTGACCCGTTTAAGCGGGTCCTTGATCTTCCTAATGTCCGCCTTGCTCATTCCATTAGCAGGCTTGCCATTGCTTCGTGGTGTTGTTCCACGCAAGGCTTCCTTCTTAGCAGTATCACGAATGGAATTGACGAAATCTGTAATAGCACTAATGTTGTTAACGGTTTGCTGTTGATCAGTTGAGACCACCATCGCTAGTACTTCATTAGGAACATCCAGACCGTCTTCCCGGAATGCTTCACGTGTGGACTGCAAATCTTTCTCACGTTGTAATTGAGCTTTCAAGTCAGCGATCTGCTGATCCTTTTCATCATCTTGTTTTGTGGTTTTCTGTTCCTTCAACAATTCCTTAACTGACATCTTGCCAGACTTCAAGTCTTCCAACTGTTGAGTAGCTTCATCCAGTTTCTGCTTATAGTCATTCTTTGAAGCAGTGATCTTATCAATTCGCTTTTCAAATTTAGCCGTTAAACGGTCAACTGCACTGTCATCTTCCTTAGACTGATCCTTTGGGGCTGGATCCTGGCCCTTTTGCGGATCGTCCTGCGGTTGAATCCCAGTGTTTTGTTGCGCTTGTTCTTCGTTTTCTGCCATAAGTAAACCTCCTATGCACGCATTTATTGACTTGGGAGTCATTCTCGGGCCTTATTTAACGTCCACAGCTCACGGGAACGGACATAAGAAAAGGGATAGCCGGTAAGCTATCCCTAAATAATAATTATCGTTCAGACCATTTTTTCAATTCAGCAAGGAACTTTTCCTTTTTCCTTGCTTGTTCTGGTGTGTCCTTGATTTTAGGCACATTTTGCAATGACTTTTTTAATTGTTCTAAGGTTGGATGATCATGCCATCTGGAATCAGAATAAAGCTTTTTCTTACTCATTAGCAGTGCCCTCCGTCACGACAATATATGGTTTCCCTTTTGGTAACCCATAATCATTTCCGTTACTTATCCCAAACCCTTCTACTTTAAACAATGAATTCCGGGGGAATAGAACTTCTTGTTCTCCTACATTATAACTTGAAACATCTAAATCTCTGCCATGTTTACTCTTTTTAATTATTAGAGTAAGATCGTTGTTTTTGTCATCATAAATTGATTTACTAGTTGAAACATAAGCCGAGTCAACGTAGAAATTAGAAGTGACAATATTATTAGCGAAATCAAACGTCCGTTGACGGTCTTTATGAAAGTCGAAAGTTCTATACAATATTTTCTGACCAACATAAATAGGAATTTTTAACAAAGCTTCATCAAGATAACCAATTTCCTCACGATCTTCTGGAGTGAAATCATTTCGACGTAAAGCATCATTAATTTTATATGAATTAGAACTTACATAACGTTTTAGTGCAGCCTTTTCATGCCAAGTTAATGGTTGCCCAATTTTATCTGTCTCTGGGACTGTTTCTGAAATTGCACACCGACAATTAGGATGCACTGGAATTTCAGGAACTTTACTGATCTTGTAAATTCCTGGTCCCCAGCCGTTGTCCTTACGCTCAATAGCTTGGCACTCAGGGCAAGCCTTAATCTCGGTAAACCACTGAACATATTCATAACCATTAGCCTTAATGGAATTCATTTGAGCTGTGAATTGAACCCGTGCTGATTCAGTCCGAGCAATTCTTTCAGCTACGTAACGCTGGTTAGTTACCGTATCTTTGACTTCTGATTTTAACCGCCGGGCCATCTTACTTGGGCTTTGGCCTTGAATAATACCATCAGAAATAACAACGTCCAGCTTAGCCTTCAATGCATCCTGATTGGCCCACAGCCGATCTGAAAAGGTAGCTGAATTAGTCTGGGCCATTACAATCTTAGCAACCTTAGAGCCTGTCCACATTGACGGTTGAGCAGTAACCTCCATAATACCGGCCTGCCGTTGGCACTCCTTAATGTAATCATCAGACAATTTAGCAGTTAAAGCCTTGTCAGTCTCAGCAGTTGCCTCTGTTAAATGAACACCCACCTGTGACTTCAACAATTCTAACCGGTTGATCCGCATAGTAGCGTTATAAACTCGCATTCTTCGATTGACATTATCAGACCAGTCGCCATAAGTCGGTGTTTGGCCTTGTGCCCGCATCTGATTAGCCTGTTCAACAACATGCTTGGCTTCTCGTTGATAGGCAGCCATCTGACCAGCAGTAACCGGCTGATATCCAGTGTGATTACCATTCTCATCAACAATAAGTGTGGCGTTCTCATCAATCGTCCGGTTAATTCCATCAATGGCCCGCTGGTAATATTCAGCAAGCCGCTGATTAAATTTCTGATCGTTGTCCAGATTCTGCTTCATCCAGGCCGTCTCTTGCTGACGTCTTTTCTTCCAATAAGCCGTGTTCCTGTTCGCCATTGTTTTCACCCTTCACTGCGTCCAATGCACTAGCCTGGTTTTGAAGTGCCTGTTTTACTTTATCTGCTTGTTCTTCCTTGATCCGTTCCATTTCAGCCTGCGGATCATCAACACAAGACAAGGTAGACAGTACCGTCTGCTTGGACACAATACCAGACAAGGCAGAGGCAGTTTGAGCCTCTTCAGCTAAGTTATTTGGTAAGTTGCGCTTGAATTGGAAGTTCAAGTCTTGCCAAGCAGCGGAGTCATGAACTACTGTTCCGGTGCTGAATACAATTTGATACATCTGCCGCAATGCTTGTCGGAATTTACGCTCCTTGTTGCTTGCCATGTTCCGCATAGAAAGCAGTTTATATTGGAGAGCAACACCAGACGAGTTACCACTGAAAGCTTCATCGTTGAGGTTTGGCACCATTGCCACCTGGTAAATCAGTGTAACCAGCCGATCAATGATGTGTTCTTGCATCGTGTCACCGTCTGGTTTGCTGATGAAGTCAACAGTGGCGTTAGTTGCATCAGCATCAGGGCTATAGATCATCTGATTGCCAAGTAAGTTAGCGTCTGGCAAACCGTCGCCATCATGATCCAGGTCAATACCCAATACTTTCAGATAAGCATTGTCAAAGTATTCAACCTGATTGGCTTTCTGTGACAGCACCTTATCCAATGAGTTAATCAACGTCTTGATGTTATCAAAGACGCCCTGACGCTCTTCGTTGCCATAGAATTCAACCGCCGGCACAATGCCATATGGATTAGGTTGTGATGCATCAATTAACTTACCACCAGCAAAAGCATCAAAATGATCGGCATAATAGATCACACCGGTTTGCTGACCGCTCTTAACGTCTTTCCAGTAACGAACAAAGCAGTAAGGCTGACGAGCAACTGTGTCATCGTAGACCATGAAACCTTCAGTTGGGTTCATGTACGCAACTTTCGTGTTGCTGTCCTCATCCTGATAAATAAAAGCAAACGAACGTCCGTAGATATCCGTCTGCTTACTGATCTCAGATAATTTGTCTTGGAACGAATTAGCATCATTCCAGTTCTGTAATTCTTCATTGCTAGTATCATCATCTAGCGTAATCTTAGGCGGGATCCCAGTGAAGAACCCGTTATAAGTATCCACAATGTAATGTGGCAAGTTAGCAACCAGATGATTGTCCGGGCCAAACTGACGCGGTACTTGATGCAGAATGTCATGGTCACCGGTGTACAACTTCATGTTCTCCTTATAACCAGCTGTATACTGATCATTATGGTTAATAAATGCATCTAAGTCATTCATCGCTAAACCCGGTTCATCTTTAGGGTAAACAAAAATATGCCCATCCAGTACCTGGCCTTTGCCATTGACTGTTTCAGTCATTCCAACACCTCCTAAATGTAAATATTTTTAAGGATCGTAGCCTTCGGACTAGCCATCCCATTGATCTCGTTTAACGCATACCGAATGGCATCAATTTCGTGGTTATATGCATCAACCGGTTCATTGGTGTACTCATTGGTTGCTCGGTCTTTCTTATACGTGTAGTTTTCGAGCTCTTCAATCGTCTTCACACACCGATCATCAACCACTAAGCGATATTGCTGCATGAATGAAATACCCTGGATGATACTATCCTTACCTTTCTTGGCTGGCCGAATGCGATAGATGCCATCTCGCTTGATCTCAGCAATTGATTTGGGTTCAGCAGCATCAGCCGTAATCACTTCTTTAGAGTAGCCCATGTCGGTGATTACTTTGGCAATCTCATCATTCAGCATCCCTCGCTTAGCATATTCTTCCATGATGTAAATGATGTGCTTGCGTTCATCAACTTTAACGTGCATGAATGCTGTCTCGTCGTTCGTGTAACCAAAGTCTAGTCCAAAATAACTTGGCAAATCAGCTAAAGCACGCTGATTAAGCCTTCGCTTTTCGAAGTCTGGAAAAACGAGCTTATCCAACGTTGCAAACTCACCAAGCGTATAGATCTTGTAGTATGCCGGATTGGTCTGCTTAAGATTTTCGATTGTTCTGATGTTGTCTGCATCAAGAAAATGATTGTCCTTGTATGTTGATTGATGGATCACCACACGCTTCGGATCAATCTGCACACCAGGCTCAAACCACTGCTTATAGGTCCAATTAAGCTTGGATACAGGATTGAACATGCAAAAGATTTGGCGCTTTCTATGTTTCGGTTCACGAAGTCGCAGAGTGAGCTGCGTAAAATCGTCTTGGTTGAACTCCGATGCTTCTTCCATGACGACATCTGACAGGCCCTTGATAGATTTGATCTTTTCAGGATCATCCATCCCTTTGAATAAGAAAACCGCACCATTAGGCAAGCTAATAGTACGGTCTGATTTATTTACTCTGCATAGTGGCAGCAGTTTCCACGTAGACAAACAGTCTAAAACATCAGTAAAGATCGAATCCTTAATCGTACGGTCAACCTTTCGTAGCCAGAGCACCTTGCGCGGATACTTCCATTTACCCAGTGCCTTAAGCACAACTTTCTGCACTACGCCATGCGACTTGCCTGACGATGCACCGCCATACCAGACTTCTACAAAATGTTCATAGTCAAACAGACTATCGTATATCTGGCGGTTAAATACTCGTGCAGGTTTTGGAAAGTTAAGCTTAATCGTTGTCATGGGCAACCACCATCGAAATAGCTAGCAGTTCCATAATCATTGAAAAAATAAGCGTCTTGATACCTATCACGTGTGGTTGACAGATCAGCATCGCAACGAACATCACGGGGATGCACAACATTGCACTAGTCATCTTCATCGTATTCACCAACTCCCACATCGATTTCAAGGCTACCAGATACTTCCTTTTTGTCAGTCCAGGCACCATAGCGTTTTCCGATTAGTTCCAGTGCACGAATCTGATCACTATTCTTAGTCTTAACTTGTACAATCTCACCGCTATTAGTGACTTGTTCTTCAGTAACTTCACCACGTCCAAACGATGCCAAGCGTTCCATTACTTCCTGCATGTCCATTGTTTTCTTAGATTGTATTTCGGCATTACGTTTATCCAGCTCAGCCTTAATAACAGGTTTTAACAGGTTTTCAGCACCAGTCTGCTGAGCAGATCGCTTGGAATATCCTGCTTTAATGGCTGCTTGAGTAGCATTACCCGAAATAATGTACTCATCGACAAATCGTTGTTGTTTTTGTGTTAATTTTTGAGTAATACTACTCACCTCCTAGCTTAATGTATTAGTCATAATTACGTGTAATTGTCCAATAATTACTAAATATATTTTTGCGATCTTCCATTTCAAAATTCAATTCTTCATATTCTTTTGAATTTTGTAAAATTATTTTATCTTCATTAACAGTAGAGACGCTTTTATTCTTTGACTTAACATAGAAGTAATCATCTTGATATGGTCTGTATCTGAGAAATCCTACTTCACTAGCTGAACTTGTAAATTTAACCACCATTTCTTTAAATTGGGTAGTTGTATCTTCATAATAAAAATCTGTTAAAATAACTACATTTTCATAAGGCTTAACACCTGTATATTTAACTTTTTCGGACTTCATTGA